GCATTTGTGGCGTCCAAGCGCGGCCAGCACGAACTTTTGCCGCTTCGGCTAAAGCGCGAACACGTTGCTTTTTTGCCGCAATGCTTTCTTTAGATTCGCCGTAACGCGGGAGAAGCGCCTCGCGCTGTCCTTGCAATTGTTCCGCGGTGTAAGCGGCTCCAGTCGCCAACGTAAGGAAAGCGTCCACAAGGTCTGTTTGCGCCGTGTCAACAACTTGCCTTTGTGGACTTTGCGCCCTGTATTTAACGCCTTCGGTAAACGGCAACATTCCTACTGCCGCTTCCATAAAGCCCGGCGACACTGCTTTAGGATCAGCCGATGTTGCGCCCTTAATGGTTTGCGCGGCATTTACGATCCGCTGCAAGTTATATGCGTCTTTTCTTTCGCCTTCCGTTGGCTCGCTGACCTTTGCGCTTGCGGCAGACGGAGCAAGCCCCTTTGGTCGCACCTTTACGCTGCCATCGCTGTAATGCAACTCAACCACATTTCCAAGGTCAACTTCTTTCGACAAAACCACTGGCTTTAGCGCTTCTTTTGGCGCTTCAATTTTGGTTTTACGCACGCCTCCACGCTTACCAAACTGAACCAGCCCATCAGCAGTTTCAGTCGGCGCATAGAATTCTTCGGCCTCTGGCTTTTCCATTGTTCGCGAAAGCATAGCCGCCAGCGCCGGATTGCCGCGCATTGCAGCCGATCCGGCAGGGGTCATTGCCATACGCATAGCATCTTCCGGCGATGCGCGGTACTGACTCTGTACGCGCACCTCGTCCAAACCAGACGCATCCGGCATAACAGGCTCTGCGATTGGGGCACCGCCCATCAACCGGCCAATAATCTGCTGCCCTGAGCGTGACACCTCGGCTTCCGCCTTCTCTCCCGCCTCACGCGCCTTTCGCATTTCGCGGCCAAGAAGATACCCCTCCAGTGCCTTGACGACAGGAGCGGCTTTTGGGATCGGTGCGCCTTGATACTGACCCGGGTCGTATGCCTGCTGTGCAAGCATTTCCGCCATCATTTCACGACGTCGAGCCTCGGCTGCCTGACGCTCGTATTCGGTCGGCAGCGAAAAGACCTGCACCTGTTTGACTTTTTCACGCGCCATATTCAAATGCCCCTCTGTCCTGACCCCCCTGCGGCGTCGTCATGCCGGGGCTAGCGGGCTTGCGCGTCGGGTAGGTGTTAAGGAATTGCTTGGGTGCCGGAGCCGACGTGGCCGCGCTCTGCGATACTTGTAGCATCTGCGCGAGACGCTGGCCTTTGTTGTTCGGCGTGTAGGGATTGTCGTACATAAATTAACCTCTGCCGTAAGCCATGCCAGCTGCGCCAGCAAGGCCACCGAGTAGCCCCATCTGGGCATTGTATGCGCCGACCTGATTGCCGTAGTTCTGCTGCGCGAAGTTGCCTGCCGCCTGTTGTGCTGCAAAAAGCGGCGCAGCGGCGACTTGTGTGCCTTGGTAGCCTTGGAACTGCGGCATCTGTACCTGAGACCCGCCAAGTAGCGCCGTGATCTCGTTGATCGGTTGCGCTCGCAGCGCCATTTGCTCGGCAAGGCCCTGCTGGCGCGCTTGGTTGGCAAACGCTGCTGCGGCCTGCGCTTGGTTAAACCCTTGGTTCTGCGCGGCAAGTTGCATCTGGTACTGCTGCTGTGCCGCAGCCTGACGCTGTGCAAGGGCTTGGTTGTAGAACCCAGCCACGTCCATGCCCTGACCAAACAACTGCGACTGACGGGCTGCTTGCGCGGCCTGCTGCTGTAGCGCGGCCTGTTGATTCTGTGCAAGTGCGGCGTTGGCTGCTTGTGCCGCTTGTTGTCCCATCCCAAACTGAGCAAGGATCGCCTGTTGGTTAAAGCCTTGTGCGGCAAGTGCCTGCTCAAACCCTTGACGTTGCGCGGCGTTCTGGGCCTGTTGTGCGGCAAGGGACTGCTGTAAGTTCTGCGAGACTGACTGGTTGTACAATTGCTGGCCTGACAAGCCCATCCCAAACTGCGCCTGACGCGCCTGATTGGCAAGGTCAGCCTGCGCTTGCAACTCGCCAAAGCCTTGCTGTCGCATCGCAGCGTCAACCGAAATGCCTTGCAGCGCAGCCTGCGTAATAATGTCGTTTTCTTGCTGCGCCTGCTGACTCATTGCGGCGTTGTAGGCTTCACCGCCACGCACTAGCCCTTGGTTCGCCAACTGGTTCTCAAGGGCCGCACGCTGCGCTTGGATGGCCGGAAGCGACCGCGAAAGGATCGCCTGTTGTGCAGTCATGCCAGCGCCAACCGGCATCTGAGCAAGCCGCGAGGTATCAAGCGTCTGCTGCAACTGTTGCTGCGGGACGTTCGCGCCCGCAAAACCGAATAACCCGGCTTGTGGGGCGTTCTGCACGCCACCCACACCCAAGAGGTTGGCCTGCGACAACTGCGCTGCTTGCGGGCCTCCTTGCGCCTGACCTATGCCCATGAGGTTAGGCGCAGCAGCAAGGCCTTCAGCGCCGGGGGCGTTGGTCGCTTGCCCCATTGCGGTTAGGTCTGGGCCTTGGCCGACCGGGGTGTAGCCGATGCTCTGCTGCATCGGTGCAAGGTTGGGGCTGAACGGGTCGGCAAAAATGCCGCCGACCTTGCCAATGGCTTGCTGGCCGAGATTGGCTAACCCCAACTCGGTCTGCTGCTGGGCCTCTAGCGCCTTTTGCGCTGCGGGGGTCAGTTCCTGCCGAATCGTCGGCTGTTCAATGGTAACCGTGAAGTCTTTTATGTCAGGCGGGGCCTGCACAGGCTTTCCAGCGGCAACGTCCGCTCGAAACTGCTCCATCGCCTTGTTGTAGGCGGTCTGGTCAGTCGTGGATTGCTTGTTCCACGTTACTTGCTGCGAGCCAAGCGGCGTGTATATGTTCGGATTCGACATATACGCCGACTGCTTGGCCGCTTCCAAATTAGCAGCGCCCTGTGCAATCGCAGAGGCGGTGTAATCAGGCGTAGCGGGCGGTTTGGGGGATGACTTTCCCATAGCGATCACCTAAAAAGCGGCAACTTTCTCGTGCCAGCGTAAAAATAACGATGTCTCCGGTAGGTGCCGCATCCTTGATGCGCGCTTCTTCCGAAAACCCCATTTTCTTAACTAGACGCACCGCTTTAGAGTTGTCGCTCGTGATCGGCGCGATAATCTTATCAACATCGCAGACCATAAAGGGATAATGAAACACGGCTGCAAGGTATTTTTTCGTCATCGGGGCGTGAAACACGATATGACAGACGATGGAACGCTGGTTCCAGTTCTCGTACACCGTCCCACACACCAATTTCTCACCATCGTGCAGACCAATGGCCTCCGACCGATCGGCGTGATACCCGCCGCCCGTCTGGTTCATAACCCAATGACCCACCTCGGGGCCGGTGACTATATTCCTGCCCATCCCATCTGATACACCACATCGGTAGCGGCCCACTGAATCTGCATGTTCTTGCTTGTGCTATTCAGTTGGATTGCGCCGCAATAGCCGATGCCGGTGATCCCTTGCCAGTTGTTCGTAATTTCCACATCAGACCCCCATATAGCCTGATCCCATAGACCAACATCCCACAGACCCGCTACCTGCGGGCTAAACGACAGCGGGGCAGTGGAATCTGTGATGCTAAAGTCCACGTTGATCGCGCAGACGATGGCGGGTTGACCGTTTGTAAAAATGCTTGGGCGCGCACGGGTGAAGTATTTTTTCACCCCGCGTGATTCAAAATAGTTGAAAGCTTGCAGCGCACGAGCCGCAATGTTTGCGTTGTTGTCAGCGTAGCCCGTTGATCCGGTCGTCCACGCCTTGCCCACAAAGCCTGCGCCGCCAAAATACGGGTCGTCGTTCAGCAGCGCCCAGCAGAACGCATACCAGCCGGTGAACTTTGCCCATGCTTTTGTGATGTTGTTCATCACAAATTGTTGCTGCGCGCCTTCCGCAACCGGAATGTTTACGAAAAGCGCGTTGTTCTTGGGGTTGTACAGCAATCCCCATCCAAAATTGCTTTGGTATTGCGCCGTGGCCGCGGCAAATGCGCCTTGTATCTTGTCTGATAGCGCCACGTTCGGGTCTAGCCGAGACGACTGCAATGCCGAGGCAAGCGGTAGCAATCCATCTAGCGACAGGATCAACAAGTCGCCCGCGTACTTGAGCAAACACCGCGACCCGCCCACAGGCGAGCCGACAATCCAAATGCCAATCAGCGCCCACGTTGACGCAGATGCTGGGTCAGTGCCTCGATACACCAGCACCTCGCCGTTAGACGTTACAAACACAAGGTTGTCGTCAACGCCATAGCCTGCGTCAATCGTCCATGCGGCCATCGCCACAAGGTAGCCGCCCAATCGAGCGACCGATGACAGGTCAAGAACCTGTGCCGCACCGCCCACGCTAGAGGTCGGCAGATACCATGCCTTTAACGTGTCCTTTTGGATGAACCACATCCGGTTCTTAAACAGCGTCGGCGTTGTCAGCGTTGTCGTTGTAACGCCCGTAATTGCAGGCGTAGAAACGCCCGTGATGCTTGTCCACGTTGACCCGTTGTACAGGTAAGGCGTGTTGACGCCGTTTGCCATGTACAAGTAGTTGCCGCCTGACGTCGTGACGTTGGTGTAATCCCACCGCGAATTGGACAAGCCGGAGACTGCCGCAGCGCCTACCGCACCGCTTGCCGTAACGTCGTACACCTTGCCGTCGCTGATCGCAAACAGCTTGTCAGTCGTTGCGCCCGAATACGTCATTAGAGTTTCGACGTCATCTGGCAGGCCAGTCGCGTGGCGTTCATAGCCGCCACGCAAATTGACGTTGCTCACGCTAGGAAAGTAATTTTCCAGCGTCACGGCATCTGTTGGGGCCATGTTTGCAAGCGAGTCACGCGCATTCCAGCCGCCCACGGGGGCGGGCAGCGATACCACGTTGGCCGCTGCCCGCTGGACGAACTGACGGCGTTTAAGCATTAGTCGCCACCATACCCGCTGTCAGGAATGTTGTCGTAGCCGATAAGAACTGTGCCGGGACGCGGCGCGAACGACAGGTTGG